GCCAAGGCGAGCAGCAGCGGGCGGCTTGCCCCGGCGGAGCCGATGCCGAAGTTGACGCTGAACTGGCGTCCCGCGCGGGCTCCGGCGGAACCGGCAGCGCGGGAGGTGGCGCGGGAGAGGGTCGTGCCGATGGAGGAGCCGGTCTTGCTGAGGCGGTTGGCGAGTCCGGCGTTGAGGGAGGCGATCAGGGTTTGGGCGACGCCGCCGCCGGAGGAGGCCAGGACGCGGTTGATGTTGTTGGAGAAGCCGCGTCCAGCGTCCAGGCCCGCGCGGGAGACGTTGACGCGCAGCCCGTTGGCGAGGCGTTGGCCGACGCGCCCGCCCATGCTGGCGATGGTCCGGGTGAAGCCGCCTTCGAACTGCTTGGCGACGTCGCGTCCGGCGCGGGCCATGTTGGCGGCGGCGGCGTTGCGGAAGTCGCTGGCGGTGTTGCGTCCGGTTTTGGCCAGCTGGGCGCGCATGGTCTGGTCGAAGCGGCGGGCGGCCTGGTTGGCGGCCTTTTCGACTTCTTGCTTCAGCTCGCGGGAGAAGCGAGAGACGTCCAATGTGACGCGGACTGTCGCTTCGGCGAGGGCCACCTGCGCTCCCGGACGGGGCTCGGGCCGCGACTCATCCGCAGCCCTAGTCCATTCAGACTAATGACGATGCTCCGAATGGACTAGGACTGTGGGGCGGGTGTCCACTCCCTGGTGGCCGCTCCCCCCGCCGCAGCCTCATGCAGCGCCTTCAGCGCCAGCGCGGCTTCCTCCTCGCGCACATGCCGGGGCAGCTCCTGCGGCTCCACCGCGACGGCCACCGGCGGCGGCGACCAGATCTGCTGCTCCAGCTGGGCAAGACGCTCCGGCATCGTGGTCTCCCGCAGCCACGCGTAAGCCGAGGCGATGGTCTGCCACAGCGGCCCATCCAGCGGCACGTGGCCGTGAGTACGGCACCAGGCGGCAAACAGCGGCCACTGCACGATCACCGTCGACGCCAGCCTCGCACCTGGCCAGAACCCCGTGCCCGCGCCCTCGAACGGCGCCGTCCCCGCCAGGCGCCCGAACAGGCGCGTGCCCGGCTCCCACAGCTGCTCGAAGTCGAACGGGTCATCCTCGTCGTCGCAGCGCCGCATCAGCAGCGTGGCCTCTTCCGGGGCCAGTCCGTTGGGCAGCAGGTTCCACCACTGGCGGGCAGCCAGCCAGTGCAGCAGGGTCCCGGTCGGGACCTCCGGGACGAGCACGTCCTGGCCGTCGATGGTCAGCCGGTGCGGCAGCTCGACCGGTCCCCCCGGCCACAGCTCAGCCACACCGGCTAGCTCTTACGCGTGCGCGCGGCGGGCTTGCTCTGCGACTCCGGCACCGGCAAGCCCATCACCTCGCTGCGCCCGAGGAACCACGGCATGAATTCCTGCTGCACCGTGCGCGCGGCCACGAGCAGGTCTGGCAGGTCCAGGTCGGAGTCCTCGTCATCCAACTCCGCCATCACCTGGAGCCACGCCTCTTCCTGCAAAGCCCGTCGCAGGAAGCCACCCCGCAGACGCCCGCCATCCTCGATCCCATAGACCAGCGCCACCGCCATCTGCCCGAACAGTGCCGTCAGGTCCGCCTCGCGAGCTAGCGCGTCGGCTTCCTCGGGAGAGAGGGAGTCGCCCTCGGCGCGCAGTCGTTCAGCGGCGACGATGGCCTTCTCGTGCTTGTCGATCTCGTGGACTGCCTCCCACCAGACCTGGTACTTCGGCGCGCGCACGGTGTAGGTGCGGCTGCCGATGGCGATGGAAGCGGTCGGCCGCCCCACCTGGGTCTTCTTTCGGCCGTTCGTCGTAGCTCTCGTCACGCTGTTCAGCGTAAGGAACTAGACTGAATGGGTCAGTGATGGCGACGGTGTTGAGACGAGCTGCCACACGTCATGGTGATCTGTCACGCGATCATGATGAGTGTCTGTTAGCGTGCCCGCCGCCGTGGCGCTGGCCACCCCGGCGCGGGGGCGGCCAGCGCCACGCAAGCTCTACCCCTGGTCGGTCTCCGGCTGGCGCCGCACACGCGAGACGGTCGAGACCAGCGACGCGGTGCGCACCCTGCCGTCGGTCTGCACGAAGCTGGAGACGATCGAGGTCAGCAGCGAGATGACCGCCCCCAGCAGCGCGCCGCTGACGGCTTGCCACCACGGCACCTCGGCGACGCTGGTCCAGCCCGCGCTGAGGAACACCAGCAGGGTCTGCGCGAAGGTCTTGAGCGCGCGCTCACCCGTGTCCATCCAGAACACCTTCGTCCACATGGGATTGTCCTCTCGGTTAGCGGCCACGCCGCCCGAAACTGCGGATGCGGGCGGCGCCGCCCATCACGTCGGTCAGCGCCGATACCAGGTACGGCACGCCCGGGGTGCCGCGCACCTGGCGGGCATAGACGTAGCCGCGCCGGTCCGCTCGCGCGGGCCGGTAGCCGTCGGTCTGCGGGCGCGGTGTCTTGCCCGGCTTGAACCGCAACCGGCTCGCGGTGCGCGGGCGGATCGGACGGCCGGATCCATAGATGCCGGTGCCCTCGTGCCGCCACAGCGCATACGGCACCTTGGAGCCGATGTCGGCGTAGACGAACCCCGGCGCCGACCCCACGACCACGGTGATCGACGACGCCAGGCGCCCGGTGTCCTTCGGAGCACGCCGGATGGCCACGCGCTGCACCCGCTGACCAAGCCGCCGGGTGGCGGGCACGATGGGCCCGGCCGGGGTGTAGAGGAATGTCGCGATCTCGGAGTGGTTCAGGCGGACATCGACGCTGTAGGCCATCTCAGCACCCCGCTTCGGAGGGCAGCGCCACCCGGAGCTGGAGCAGACCGCCCGAGCAGCCACCGGAGGGACCCAACGGGCTGTAGAAATCCACCGCGTAGTCTCGGTCCCGCAGTTCAGAGCAGCAGCGGACGGTACGCAGCAGCGCGCTGCGGTCACTGCCCATCTTCATCGAGAACGCGGTGAGGACGGCGGCCTCCAGCGGCTGCCCGTCTTCGGGAACGGGGGCGCACCGATAGGTCCCCAGCTCGATCACGGCCTGCCATCCCGGAGCGCACACCCCGGACACCAGCGACCCGTCGGTGAGGTCCGGGTCGAGTCGCACCAGTCGCACCCAGCTGTCACCGTGGCCGGTCACTGTCGGGTCGTCCTCGACCGTGCATTCGCAGTCGCAGCCGTCCATCGTCGGCGAGGTGAACCCGTGTACCACCATGCACCGGCACGTCGGCCCCAGCGACGTGCGGGCCACCTGCTCGCAGAGGCAGTCCCGTAGCGCCAGCAGTAGAGGGTCGACCAGCGTGTCGACAATCGGCAGCGGCGTGCTCACGCGGGTTCATCCGAGGCTGCGGGCGCGGCTTCGACCTGGCGGCGCGGCGGGCGCGCCTTCAGGTAGTGCTCCACCACCTTCACGGCGACGGTGGTCAGGATCCCCATCGCGCCCGCGACGACTTGCGCCCAGATCTCGATCATCGTGGAGACACCGCCCTCTCGCCCAGCCAGTGCAGGTAGGCCATGAGCCCGGGGACGAGCAGCAGCAGGAAGTAAGCCACGCGAGCGGCAGTGAACCCGCCCATGATCTCGTTGGCGAAGACCGCGAGCAGGGAGCTGGACACCCCGGCCATACCCATCAGCGGCAGGGCCCAGCGCGTCCACTCCGGACGGCCAGGGACGAGCAGCCGGATGAGCATGGCGACGGCGGCGAGGATGGCCAGGCCGAGGATGATGTGCCGTCCGGGATCGGCGAAGGCCAGGATCTGCGAACCGTGAGCCGCGAGCCCGATCCCCACGGCATACGCGGTCCAGATGATCGAACTGACGCGGTACAGGGCCTTGTACCGTGGGGGCAATTCGTTGGATTGGGGCATGGGTCACCTCTGTTTAGGCGCTGATGAAGCGGCCTTCGAATCGCGTATAGCCCGAGTTCACGAATGGTCCGTCCTCAGGAGTTTTCGCCGTACCGGAAGCCTGGTACACCCACACTTCGAGATAGTCGGTGGCGGCCACGGTGATTTCACCGGACGCGGCGAGGTTGGCGACGCCGCTACTGGCATTCGCGACACCGCAGGCGACGACTTCGAGCAGGGTGCCGCCGGAGTTGTAGTGCCGGATACCGACGAAAGCCTCGGTTCCGCCGGTTCCGCCGCTGCCGAATCGGATACTCGCGCGGGTGTAGAAGCGGCCCGCTCGCCCTGGCGTGACCCGGTAGTCGCCGGTGTTGGTGACGTTGGTCGTGGTGGTCTTGGCCGTCCACACGATCCGGGTGTCCGTGCCGGAGACCACGGACGTGGTGGTGCGGTCCCACTGCCAGACACGGGGCTTTCCGGTGAGGAAATGCCAGGTGGCGTCCACGCCGTAGACGTAGGTGTCATCCGTGTCGGTCTCGTGGATGATCAAGCCGGTGGACCCGGCGGGGCGGGAACCGGAGGTGGCGGTGACCGGCAGCAGGGTGTGGGTGTGGTTGCCCAGGGACACCGTCGTCGACGTCGTTCCCGTCGGCACTTGGGCGATCGGGATTTTCGTTCCCGAATCCAGCGATGCGATTCCGTTGGCGGCGCCCTTGGACGACAGCAGCGGATAGCGGGCATCGCCTCGGGTGTCATTGTGGTACTGGGTGTGGTCGTCGTTGCTCAGGCCGGTCAAAGCGCTGTGCGCGTGCGTGTGGTTCCCGAGAGAAACGGTCGTCGACGTCGTTCCCGTGGGCACCTGGGCAATGGGGATTTTGGTTGAGGCGTCCAGCGACGCGATTCCGTTGGCCGCGCCCTTGCTGGTCAACAGTGGGTAACGCGCGTCGCCTCGGGTGTCGTTGTGGTATTGGGTGTGCGGGTCGCCCGTGGTAAGGCCGGTCAGGGAATTGTGGGCGTGGTTGTGGTTACCCAGGGGCACCGTCGTCGAGGTGCTTCCGGTGGGGATCTGGGCGATGGGAACCAGCGCGCTTGAATCCAGTGACGCGATTCCGTTGGCCGCGCCTTTGGACGTCAGCAGCGGATACCGCGCGTCACCTCGGGTGTCATTGTGGTACTGGGTGTGGTCGTCGTTACCGAGCCCGGACAGCGCGCTGTGGGAGGGCACGGGCTCGCTGGCGAACGTGCCGCTGCCGTAGTTGAGCAGCCACGCCATGCCCGGATCGGCGGTGGTGCCTTCCAGGTTGAAGCCGCCGCTGGCCAGCGGCTTGTATCCCAGGGTCACGTGGATGTTGCCGTCGGCGCTGACGTCGCTGGAGCCGACG